ATCCCACACAGGACCAATGATACTCACTGAGACACATTGCACACCTGCCAGACCCCATGCTATAATGTGAGAGCATCACACAGGACAGCAAATGACAGGCAGGTAACTAACAGCAACTGACAGTCATTCTGTGACACTCTGAGTAACACTGAGGGGGACCTACATGCAGTGCTCTGAGTATCACTGAGTATCACACTGATTCTTATAAGACAGTGGTTTAAATTCAATGGGTCCTTCTAACCTACAACGAACCAAATTCGAGATCGATATATCAAGCAAATAAAAAAATATTTTGATATATAAAAATGACTCACAGGTTCGCGTAATGGAAAAAAAATCTCACAGAATTCAGACCGCCATAAGGTTCGATCCAGTTTCTGATGAGTATGTGGTGAGCTTGCCTGAGAGTTTCTGTAATGAACTCGATTGGTATGAAGGCACAGAGATTGTTATGAATCTCGATGTCGATGGAGTTTTCCTAGAGGAGAAATGTCACGATGAATGACACCATCTATCATGTTTACGATGAAAACAACAAAGTCATCGCTCATAGTCTCAGTGATGAATCTCTTGCAGAGAAAATCCTGAGTAATGAGATTGATTTTGTAGATCACCAAATCATCGGAGTAAAAAAAGAACAATTCAAAGAGGCGTCCTATTGACGCTACTACATAATACTGTTAGAATGCTGAAGTACTAGTACACACATTATGGCTAAAGGATTTACTGTAAAAGCGAAAGCACCTGAACCGAAAGAACAAGAGTGGGATTACGATGCAGCGCGGGAGATGCTTCGTGGCAAAGCAATCGTCTTTTGTCTCCCTGGTCGTGGTTGCTCATATCAATTCATGAAGTCGTTCTTGCAACTGAGTTTTGACTTGGTGCAAATGGGCGCAAGTATTCAAATTTCCCAAGACTACAGCAGCATGGTGAACTTTGCTCGTTGTAAGTGTCTGGGCGCAAATGTCCTTCGTGGACCCGATCAGATTCCCTGGGACGGCAAACTGAAGTACGATTACCAACTGTGGATCGACTCGGATATCGTCTTTAACACTGAGAAGTTCCTGCAACTGGTTCTCATGGATAAGGACATTGCTGCTGGTTGGTACATGACTGAAGACGGTCGTACTACCTCTGTGGCACACTGGTTGGATGAAGGCGACTTCCGTAACAACGGTGGCGTCATGAACCACGAGACTGGTGAAACGATGACCAAGCGTAAGAAACCCTTCACGGTTGACTACACAGGTTTCGGATGGGTGCTCATCAAGCACGGCGTCTTTGAGAACAAGGAGATGAAGTATCCCTGGTTCGCTCCCAAGATGCAAGTCTTTGAGTCTGGCGATGTTCAAGACATGTGTGGAGAGGATGTGAGTTTCTGTCTCGATGCTATCGAAGCAGGATATGAGATTTGGTGTGATCCCCGTATCAGGGTTGGTCACGAAAAGACTCGGGTTATCTGATATAATAATGACAGTCTACACGATCTATATCAACGGTACTGAGAAGTACACCGATGTAAGTGAAGACGAATTCTTTGACATCATGCAGGAACTCGCTTTCGATCACTACGAAACAGGGGTTCCTGCCCTTAACGATATCTCTTATAGGATGAAAGAACATGGCAAGACTGAAGCAATCTCTGACGAATAAAGTTATCATTGAGTCCAAACCCAAAAAGACTCGTCAGGGTAACTCTAAGAATACAAAATTGAGCGCGTCGGCGCGTAACTCGGCTAAGAAGCGTTATCGTGGTCAAGGTAAGTGAGACCTGAAACTCGCAAAGCAATGGAAATGCTCTTCACTGCTAAATGGAATCTTCCTAAAGCAGCAGAGTATTGTAACCTAAGTAATAAGGAAATGAAGATTACCTTCAACGAGTATTGTAATTTTCATTCTGCAACCTACAATCAAGACAATGAGTCAACTAATCATCAATCTTCCGCCGCAGAAAGTCTGGGTTCGTAAAGAATACCTTAGAGACTTCCAAGATGGGTTTGGTGAATTCGTAGAGGGCGTCTGGGTATCGGTTAAGTCGATCCCTGGACGCGCTTTTTATTTTGAGACATACTTACCGAAGTATGCTGCAATGTATGATAAACTTCCGATCTCTGCGTTTTTATCGCGCCCCGAAACGCCTAACCCTGATCTTGACCTACCTAACCTACAGTTTTGGAACTGTATGGACTATGGCGTCAGATGCCTTGAGAAGTCCTTTATCACCTCAATGGACTTCGAAGTACGCACACGCAATTTCGGGTCCCTTAGAGGGGCATACAAGTTCACATTAGACAACTTTCATCCTGACGGAGATACCACAAATACAAATGTAAGCGAAATTCCCGACGAACATAAGTCTCATAATTGCATTGAACTGGAAAATGGGCAGTTTTGCCTCTATCCAAACAATAGAACAAGGATCTTTGACCTTTCTATTACCCCCGAAACGCCGCTCGTCCCTGATTTTAAGGTGAGTACACACTATTTCCAAGTTGAAAATGGTGTCAGATGGGGTAGACTAGGTGATACCGACGAGTATTTCTGGAAAACAGAAGAAGAAATCCAACAAGATTACCTAAATTCAATGTATCCAGACATTCCTGACGACATTACTGAACCAATTGTCAAGAAAGTATGTCCAAATTGCGGTCAAAACCCATGTGATGTCCGCTGTATATACGCAGACTAAATAATTTTAGGGATAGCAACCCCTTTAAAAGTTCTGGAAACGAACTTTTGGAGGGCAAAATGTCTAATCATCCTGTTCCCGACCATAATCGTGATATGATGAGGGAAGATTTTGGTACTGAATATCTCATTTCAGACCCAAAATCGGATAGAATTTTAAGAGAAGTGGTCGGAGATCATAAGCATGATCTAAAAAGACAGACTTTACTCCACGAACAGATTCGTAATGACGAGGATTACGATGATTGGGAGTATGGAACCGAACCAAGCTACGGAAAGAAGGTATAAATAATCTCGATATATATTGCCAATTCATGGCTGAGACTAACTCACGGGCTTTTAAGGACATTGATTTGTCATTTAAAGCGCATCCTGTTACAGGAGATCTGCCTGTTCTCAAGAATGAGAAGGCGATTAAGCGTGCTGTTAGGAATTTAGTGCAAACAATTGTAGGAGAACGACCATTTGCGTCCAACATTGGGACGGATGTGACTCGTTCTCTTTTCGATTTTGTTGATTTTGCCTCTGCTGGCGTGATTTCTCAGCAAATTCTTGATGTTTTAGCTGGTTTTGAGGGTAGGATAGCAAACACTCGTGTTCAAGTCAACCCAAGTCCAGACGATAACTCATTCGAAGTCAGTATTAGTTACGATATTGTTGGCGAAAATTTCGATAGTCAGCAATTCGAGTTTATTTTAGAGTCAACTAGGTAAAAAAATGCCATCTTTCAAGTATACTAACCTAGATTTCGACCAAATTAAGCAGTCGATCAAAGATTACCTAAGATCAAATTCAGATTTTACTGATTTTGACTTTGAAGGATCGAACATGTCGATCATTTTGGACGCTTTAGCATATAATACTTACATTACTGCCTTCAATAGCAACATGGTTGCCAACGAATCCTTCTTGGATTCCGCAACTTTGAGAGAAAATGTAGTATCTCTGGCAAGAAACATTGGTTATGTCCCCAGATCGCGGAAAGCAGCGGAAGCGATCGTTGATTTTGACTTTAAATTCCAAGGAGATTCCACCACAGTAACTTTGAAGGCTGGATTAGTCGCTGTTGGAACTGTAAATAATACAAGTTATGTATTTTCGATCCCAGAAGACATAGTTACAACGAGTCCATTAAACCCTGGAGAGGTTGCTGGACAGAATCCTAGAAGAACTGCAACATTTTCTGGAATAACTGTCTATCAAGGAACATATTTGACTAAACAGTGGACTGTAAATGGCAGCACTGACCAAAGATTTTTAATTGAGAACTCTTTTGTTGATATTGATACCCTTAGAGTTAGTGTTAGGAAGTCTGGTGCGTCTGCAGGACTCTCTTTTTCTAAGGTAGACAACATTATTAATGTGACAGGCACCTCAAATGTCTATCTTATCCAAGAAGCAGCAAATGAAACTTACGAATTGCTGTTTGGAGATGGACTTTTTGGAACAAAACTAGAAGTTGGCGACACAATTAGCATTTCGTACATTATAACAGACGGTAAGGATGGTAATGAAGGTAAAAACTTTGCATTTTCTGGAAATATCTTAAATGATTCGGGTACACCCATCTCCCCTTACGAATTAACCACCGTTACGACCTCTCAGAGCGCCCGTAACGGGTCAGATATCGAGTCTGTTGACTCCGTTAGGTACTTTGCCCCCCGAATGTACTCAGCGCAGAACAGGGCGGTCACACCACGCGATTATGAAGCGATCGTTCAGTCAATTTATCCCAATACTGAGTCCATTTCTGTCGTTGGTGGAGAAGAATTAGATCCTCCCGAGTTTGGAACTGTTGTTTTAAGCATCAAGCCGAGAAACGGGACATTTTTGTCTGACTTTACCAAGCAGAACATCCTCACTAAACTTAAGAGTTACTCTATTGCTGGTATTAACCAAAGAATTGAGGATCTGAAGATTTTGTATGTAGAGTTGGTCACTTCAGTTTACTACAATAACAGCATTTTTGACGATCCTAACGAATTAAAATCGCAAGTTATTCAAGCATTGACAGAATATGGCGGATCGACCAATTTAAATAAATTTGGCGGCAGATTTAAGTATTCTGAGTCTCAAAGAATCGTAGATCGTGCAAATCCTTCGATCACATCGAACATTATGCGCGTTCAGATGCGTAGAGACCTAAAATGTCTGATTAATCAAGTGGCACAGTACGAATTGTGCTTTGGTAACCAGTTCCACATTCTAGAAGGTGGCGGAACTGTCAAATCCACTGGATTTACTATTCAGGGAAGTGAGGAAATTGTCTATTTGACGGATATTCCTAGAGCTGACGGTTTATTTGGTGATATTGCCATCTTTAAACCAGCAATTGTAGAAGGTGGTGACTCAGAGGTTGTAATTAAGTCAGCAGGAACAGTAGATTACACTAAAGGTGAAATTCTCATCAATGCAGTTCAAATTACATCTACTGTTAAGGGTAATGACACCGTTGAGGTTCAAGTATTCCCAGAATCCAATGATGTTGTTGGACTCAAAGATCTTTACTTGAGTCTAGACCTCTCAAACTCTCAGATAAATATCGTGAGAGATACGATTTCCTCTGGTCAGCAAATTTCTGGCATTGGATATCAAGTCACTTCTAGCTACTCCAACGGATCGCTAATTAGACAGTAGGATGATCGAGACAAATTCGCCTTTAAGTCCCAGAATCAAGACTTATCAAGTAGTCAGTGAAACTGTACCTGAATTTGCAGTTTCGGAGAATCCTGCATTTCTTGAGTTCTTAAAACAATACTATATCTCTCAGGATTATCAAGGTGGACCCTCTGATATCGCTGAGAATATCGATGCGTACATAAAATTAGATAATTTAACCACGGATGTAATCAGAGGCACTACATCTTTGACTGCAGACATTTCTAGTTCTGCAGACACGATTAATGTCACAAATACTGATGGATATCCTGCTCGTTTTGGTCTTTTAAAAATTGACCAAGAGATTATTACATATACCGAAAAAAATAGTACATCTTTCATTGGATGTACTAGAGGATTTAGCGGAATTGACAAATATTCGGAAACTTCAGTAACTTGGAAGCAAACCCAAGCAGCTGCACATTCTTCTGGGGCAACTGTAACAAATGTAAGTGCTCTTTTCTTACAAGAGTTTTACAAAAAGTTGAAAGCGATGTACGCTCCTGGTTTGGAGGGAGTTACCCTTTCTCCTAACCTTAATGTTAATAATTTTATCAAAGAAGCAAGAAGTTTATACGAAGCAAAGGGAACTGAGGATTCTTTCAAGATTCTCTTTAAGGCATTGTTCGGAATTGAACCAAAAATCAATGATCTCGAAAAATATCTGATCAAACCATCTTATGCAAATTATGTTCGCAGAAAAACTCTCTCTGTAGAAATAATTTCTGGAGATCCAACTGCTTTAATCGGTGAAACCCTTTATCAGGACAACGATCCTAATAATCCAAATTATAATGCTGCATCTGGACCTATTTCTGAGATTCAAAATATTAGAGACGGTTATTATAAGATTTCCCTCTTTACTGGTTTTGACGAAAGGTCTTTGACCGACGGAACTTTCAGAGTTGCTGGTAGAACCAGAAACATTGGCGAAATTGGGATTGGAGCATCTGTAATTACAGTAGATTCTACTATTGGATTCTCTAGTATCGGCACCCTGAAAATTGGCGACCCCACAAATTCATATTATCAGACAGTTAATTACGGAACTAAGAGTATTAACCAGTTCTTTAACATCACACCACTTATTTCGACAACTATTCCAGATAATAGCAAAATATCTGCACCAAATATTGTATACGGATATGAGAATGGTGATCTGAATAAAGTAGTCAACATGAGAGTGACTGGGGTTTTGAATGAATTCATTACCAACCAACCTCTACAAAACTTAGATACAAATTCTTCTATTAGAGTAAAGAATTTAGGTAGATATATTGACAATCCAGATCAGGATAAGACTTACGAAGAAATTTTCTTCAACTCTTGGATTTACAACACTGCTTCTCGATATTATATCAATTCTTTTTCGGGATCGCAGTTTGTTCTGGAAGGAACTATTGATAAGTCAAGTTTAAGAGTTGGTGATATAGTTCAGATTCTGAAAAGAGGAACTCCCGATCTTATCGCTGATAATTTAGTTGTTACCACTATTAATAAAACAACTAAAACAGTTTCTTTGTCTGGGACTATTCCAACATTAAGCACATCTCTTCTGTATGATATTAGAAGGAAACAGAAGAAGGCAGTCTCAACTATTGTTCCTCTAGTTGGAGGTCAAGAGCAACTTCTTACTGATGTAAACAACACCTACATTGTCTCGGAGAATGAATCTGAGAGTGGTAAGAGAGAAGCATATGTTGCTTCTAGTTCTCTGCCCAGTTATCCTATTACAGTTGATAAGATCCATGCAAAACTTACAAACCCATCAGTTGCATTAGGAAACTTCCAGGGATATGATAGTCTAGAGAATGCTTATACTATTATTTCTTTTACAAATCCAGTCCCATTTAAGACTGGAGAAGAAGTAACTTATACTGCTGGAGAAGGGACAACATCTATCGGTGGTCTTGTACAAGGCAAAAGTTATTTCGTAAAGGTATTAAGTTCTTCCAATCAAATTCAACTTTTTGCCTCTAGAGCGTTTATTAAGGCAAATTTACCAACATACTTTGTTGCTCCAACACAGACAGTAGGAACTCACGACTTTATTCTTAGTAGTCAAGGAAGTCGCAACCTTTTCCCAGCTAGACCTATTCGCAGATTTCTTCTCGAACAAGATCTCACAAGTGGAAGAGAGCAAGAAACGACATCAGAAAATACCAGTGATGGAAATACTGGTATGCTCGTCAATGGTGTTGAAATCTTAAATTATAAGGGAGAAGACCTAGTTTATTCTGGTGGGTTAAAATCTATTGATGTCTTATCTGGAGGATCAGGATATGATGTTATTCATCCACCAAGTATTACTATTAACGAGGCGAATGTAAGTGCAGCAAATACTGCAGCTGCATTAGCAGTTGTATCTGGTAAAATTCAAAACATTGTTGTTGACCCAGTAACTTTTGACATTGACAGCGTAGTTAGTGTTCAGATTTGGGGAGGTAACGGTGCAGGTGCTAGAGGTAGGGCAGTAACAGAGGAGAGATTTAGAGAACTTTCATTCACTGGTGTTAGCACTCTCTCTGGTGGCGATGTAAACGCTACGGATAATGTAGTCACATTTAACAGCGAACATAATCTTCTGACAGGTGCAAGAATTGTATATGATAGGAATGGTAATTCTAACTTAGGAATTGCCACAACTGGATCCTCTAAGGATGAACTCACTTTAATGAGTGGACAGGATTATTATGTTCATGCAAACTCAGATAATTCCATTTCTCTCTATTACACTAAGAATGATGCTGTTCTTGGAGTAAGCAGCATTCAAATTAGTGAAGATGCAGCTGCATTAAATAGCGGTCTTCATGTCTTTAGAACATACGAACAGAAAACCACGGTTAGCAGAGTAAGTATTGAGGATCCTGGCGAGGGATACACCAATAAAGAATTGATCGTGAAGCAAGCAGGTATTAACACTGCAAGAGATTTCATTCGATTTGAAAATCATGGATTTAAAAGTGGCGAAATTGTTAACTATACCTACGACACCACTGGTATTGTTGGACTAAGTTCTACAAAGCAATATCAGGTAATTAGACTTTCTGCAAATAGATTTAGATTAGCAGAAGCTGGAAATAAAGGTGATATAGAACCGACTACTACAAATTATGATAAAGGAATTTATGCATTCTTAGATTCTGAAGGATCTGGATATCAAAGATTCTTGTATCCAGAAATTCAGTGTAGGGTCACCGTTCTAACCGAAAATCAACAACAAGAACAATTAACAGTTACTCCTATTGTTAGAGGAGAAATTGTAGATACGATTGTATATGAAGAAGGAAATGGATATGGATCTAACATTGTTAATTTTGAAAATCCTCCAACTATTTCCATTGGTGAAGGAACTCTTGGACAAATTGGAATAATTATTTCCAATGGAAAGATTATTTCGGCATTTGTTCTTGCTGGAGGATCTGGATATACTGGTCCGCCAGATGTTACTGTAGAAAGCAGCAATCCTAACGCAACAGGTGCTGTTCTTAGAACAGAATCTGCAGATGGAAAAATTACAAGTGTAGTTATTATTTCTCCTGGTATTGGGTATGAAACTGGTACAACCCTGGTTAGAGTTTCTCCTCCTGGAAGCAGACTAAAACTCAAAGCAAATTTAAGATCTCTTGTTCTTAACAAAGCTTTTGGATTAAATCCAAATGAATTGTCATACTTATCTCCTGTTGATGGTGGTCTTGCTGTAAATGCTATTGGTTACGGAAACTCTATTAGGAATTTCTTTGGTGACGATGGATCTGGACATTCCCCTATCATTGGATGGGCGTATGACGGAAATCCAATTTACGGTCCTTTCGGATCAGAAGATCCCGACGATATTCAATCCAATGTTAAGAGAATGGAGTCTAGTTATGAAATTGTTCCTACCAATATTCCAAATAGACCATCTATAGTAGATTTTCCTTATGGATCTTTCGTGGATGATTATGTTTATACTGGAGTTGGAGATCTGGATCGCCATAATGGTAGATTTACAAAGACTCCAGAATTTCCCCAGGGCACATACGCATATTTTGCCACGGTAGACAATCTTAATGCACCAGTATTCCCATTTTTTATTGGTGACATTTACAGAAGTTTTGCAATCCTGCAGAACACAGTCAGGGGTCTTCTTAACAATCAACTTAATTTTAACTTTGAATCTTCAAGGTTAGTTAGAAATACTTTCCCATACAATCTGTTTGGGGATGGAAAAGCATATGACTATGTTTTCCAACCTTATAAGGTAAATAATCAACAATCTATTCCAGATGTTTTGGGAGTTGGATCTATAACATCTATTGATGTATTGGCATCTGGAAGTGGATATAGTGTAAAGGACCAGCTGGTATTTGATGAAACAGGCACAAATGGTGGTGGTCTTACTGCAGAAGTCCAAAAAGTCTATGGAAAAACTGTTAATAGAGTAAATAGCAGTCTCGCTAGTTTTAGTAATGTTCCGATCAAGCATACTCGAACTGGTGTTGTATTCAGAGTAACACCCTATCACGAATTCCAAACTAATGATACAGTTGGTGTTACTGGCATTTCTACATTTGTCAAAGGATTGGAGGGTTACAATAAAATTGATACCCCTCTATACAAAACAACCCTTACAGATGATGGATACACTGGAATCATTACAGACCTCCGTGTTGCGTTTGTTCCCTCTGTAGTTTCTGCTGGGGATTCTATCGGCATCGGAACTGAGATTATGAGAGTTCTGAATACATTCCCCAATGAAAAGGTTGTTAGAGTTGAAAGATATGCTGGATTTGCAACGGCATCTGCTGGTGCTGCTGTCACTTACTTTAGTAGCGAGTTTACTATCCCTCTTGCAGATATCCCAGTATTTGATTCTAGATTCCAAGATATTTACTATTTCAATCCTAAAGAAGCGGTAGGTGTCGGTACAACTGTCGGATTCTCAACATCTGTTAATGTATCTTTGAATGGAGTAACAAAGACTAGATCTATTCTTTCGAAATCTATCTTCTTAGAGAATCACTCACTGTTAAACAACGATATCATCACATTTGATAAGAGAGGAAATTCTGATATCTTTGCCACGGACTCAATCAGTCCGTATACGGTGCCTAGCGCCCTCACAGGCAACTTCTATGTGGTAAGAAAGACCAAGAATACTATTGGCATTAAAACCATCCCTGAGGGTCCAGAACTGTTCTTTACGACGACTGGTGATGATGCGGCAAATTATTCCTTTACCACAAATTATGATCAAGAAACTGCCGATGTTGAAAGGAATGTTCTGACAGTTGTTGCTGCTGAAAATCATGATCTTGCTGTAGGTGATCAAGTAAATCTCACCGTTCGTCCTGGTCTTTCTACTGGAATTGGAAATTCTACTACTGCAGTCGTAAAACTCATCGATGGTCAATTAATCATTAACCCTATTGGCATTCCTACTACTGGAATCAATACATCGACAAATATTTTCACCGTTAATGACCATGGTCTTGAAACGGGATTTAAGGTGCTTCCATATGGAGCATCTGGAGTTTCTACTCATTTGCCAGAGGGATTAGTACAGAGACCGTATTATGTACTGAGAATTGACAAAAATCAGTTCCAACTTGCAGATTCTAAGAAACAACTTCTTACAGATCCCCCAGAAACCGTAAGTGTTAGTGACTTTGGATACGATGGACAAACACTGAATCCAATCAATCCTCCAATTAAGGTAACGAGAAGAAATAATCTTGTATTTAACTTAAATGACACATCTTTGAGTGGATCTAAGTTTAGGCTTTTCTATGATAATAACTATTTCAATGAATATGTTGGAACAGGAACTACCGATTCTCTGGAGGTAGTAGGGTTTGGAACGGTTGGAATTGGAACCACAAATCCGCCTGATGAACCCACAAAAACTATTCTGTTTAATAAGCGTCTGAGAAATGAACTTTACTATGCTTTAGAAGTCGGTGGATATATTTCTACAGCAGATAATGATGTTTCCAATGCGACAAAGATCACTTATATTGATAGTGCATATAATGGGTCTTACTCAATTACTGGTATTGGATCTACTACATTCGATGCAACTTTAGTATTCGAACCAGAAGCTTCTGGTTACGAAAGCGCAGACTGTGATGAGTTGTTCTATACGACAACATCTATTGGAGCTACTGGTGGAATTGCACAAGTACGAGTAAACAATGGTGGATTTGGATATCAAGCATTCCCATCCATAACATCTATTGGAAATAGTGGTGTTAGTGCAGATTTGAGACTGAGAAGTTCAGATATCAATCGTCTTCAGTCTGTCAATGTACCAACAGATGTTTATGGTTATCCATCTGACAATACACTGAAACCCGATGCATTCCTCCCCAGAGTTGTTAGAATTAAAAATGCTGATAAGGTTATTGAAGCACAGGTTACATTTGGTGGAAGATCTTATCTAAACGCTCCTTCCCTGGTTCTTTATGATCTAACAACAGGAGAGATTGTTAATAATGGTCTAATCACATGTGATCTCAGCGACTCTGCTGTAAACTCGGTAGAAGTTGTTGTCCAACCCAGGGGTCTGAGCGCAAACAACTATGGACTTGCTCCTCTGAGAAACAGTAATGGATTGTCCATTATCGAAGCTTTCTCTGATGTTGGAGTTCTTACATGTAAGATTACCACACCTATTTTGGGATATGTTACTGAACCTTTCCAGATTGGAGAACAAGTTTATCTTGAAGGAATTGATTTTAATGGAGACGGTGATGGATTCAACTCTGGAGACTATAAGTTTGCAGACTTTACAATTGCAAATTACAACGCTGCGGTAAACCCAAGGCAAGTTACATTTGAATACGCTGGTCTTACCACAAATGTTGGCACAGGTGCTACGACCAAACCTGGATTTGGTCAAATTGTAAAATCCGCAGACCTTGCAAGATTTACAGCTACCAAGAAATTCTCCGAGTTTTCTGAAAATGAAAACCTGAAGAGAAATGATGACTTAGAGACGGATCTCATTATGAGATCTATCAATACTTCTACTGGAGAAATGGTTATTGAGGGTTCTAGACCGCTCAATCCAGATGACTCTCTTGTTGGTACAAATAGTGGTGATCGTGCGGAAGTAGATGTAGTTACAGAATTTGATGGATACTTTGACATCTCTGCAACTATCGATGCTAATCTTGGATGGTCTGATAATGTTGGTTTAGTTGGCGATAATAATCAGTTCTTGCCAGACAATGATTATTTTCAAAATATGTCTTATGCAATTGAGAGTGATAAAACATATAATGAGATTGTCACTTATGTGAACAATATTGCTCACCCTGCGGGAATGAAGAATTTTGCTAATACTCAAGTTCTTTCTGTAGCACAGGCAGGTGAATTTACTCAACCCGCAGATGATGCTGGTGGATTTGTTCTTGACTTTATTAGTGATCCGTTAAGAGTAGATGCAATTTATGGATTTGACCAATCCAGAGATGTTGATGGTGCTGACAATGTATCTAAGTTTGTTGAACTTAGATCTACAAGACTATCTGACTTTATCTTAAACAAAACGAACAGAGTTCTTGTTCACGATGATATCAGTCCTCAGTTTGTCAGTAATGAGTCTAATGACCTGAGTGACGATAGAACTATTGCAGCTGCTGTTGCTGGTAGACAGTTCTCAAGATATCTGGTACAAACAACTCACTCAGCAGAGAACCCGATTAACAACCAATATCAACTCAATGAATTGATTATGGTTGTCTCCAACCAAAATACATATCTGCTGCAAAAAGCTCATATCAATAACAACAATAATGCAGGTCTTTCTACTGGTTATGCAGAGTTCTTCTCTTTCTTCAATGTTAACGAGAATCAGACGGAACTGAGAATTAAACCTTATGAAACATTTGACACTGATTATGACATTAAGTCGCTGCAGCAAGGTTTTGCATCTGATGTTGGAATTGGATCCACTAACACTGGAAATGTAGTCAACACTTCAGTAAACCTTGTCGTCGGAACTGCGACCACAGCAACAGTCGTTGGTTTTGCCACAACTACTTTTGTTGGTGGAATTGGACTCTTTTTAGTCGTTGATAAAGCAACTAATAAGATCGATTATCATGAATTAGCACTTCAAACTGATGGTACTGACACTTATCTAACAGAACTAGCATCCTTTAACACTAGACAAAGTTTGGGTGGTTTGTCTGGTCCTACATTTATGGGAACATTTACATCCAGTATTGAAAGTGGTGTTGTCAAAATTGACTACATTCACAGTAATGTAGATGCTGTAGATATTAGATGTAGGTTCTTATCTTTTGAAAATGTTGGTCTTGGGACAACTAGTGTTCGTCATTTCAACCTTGCATTTACTCCAGAAGGGACTGAAAGATCTGCAAGAATTGTTGTTGGTTCTTCGGCAACTACTGGTATTGCTACTGTTGTTGGCGTTTCTAGTAACATAGACCTTTCGTTTAAATCAACAGTACATGTTTCTTATGGTGCTACCCAAACTCTGCATCAAATCTATGTTCTATCTGATCCAGAAAAAAATGACACATACCTGACACAGGCACCCATTGCTGCTGTTGGAACAACAACTGGAATTGGAACATTTGGTGCTGAATTCTCTGCTGGAAAGGTAAATCTTGAATTCTATCCTGATGCTGGCGTATCTGGCATGGTTAGCATCTTCTCTTACAATGAAATCATCTACAAGGACTTAGATCCGAATGGATCTCTTGCTGGTATTGGATCTTTTGACTATGGTAAGGTCTTTGAGAATCAAACTCAGAACTCTTATTTGGGTATCAACAATAGAAACATCAGAGAGTTTGATCTTACATACGAAGGTACTCCGATTTATGAGAGAGACCTTAACCCAGCAAACCCAAATCAAATCGACTATGGAACTGGTCTTATCAGCTTCAAGCACTTCTTCTCTAACACAGAACAAGTAACTTACACTCCCGACTCTAACATTATTGGTATTGCCGCAAGTGCTCTGCACTATGTAACTGGATATGGTTCTACTGAACTTCCGTCTACTGTATACATCATTAAGAGCAACAATAATCAGTTCTTTATCTCTACATCTGTAACCGATGCTAGAGCTGGTCTTGCTGTTACATTCCAACCTGGAACTGGATCTGGTAACAAGCACAGATTTACAATGGAGAAGAGAGATCAGAAGACGATCATTGCTCTCAGTGGAATTGTACAAAAACCGATCACATACACTCAAATCATATATGATCTTGATGTTCCTGTAAATGGCATTGTCACATCTCTTGCACTGAGCGGACTTAGCACAGTTACTTCTGGAGATCTCCTGAAACTTGAAGATGAATATACCATTGTTAAGACTGTAGGTTTTGCTACAACATCTACTGGACCTATTACTGGTATTGGTACATGGAGCATTGCTGAAGTTGAAAGAGGTGCTGTAGGAACTGCTGCAACTGATCACTCTGCTGGAGTTACTGCAAGAATCCATAGAGGTGCATTCCAAATCCTCAACAGCAAAATTCACTTTACTGATGCTCCTCTTGGCGGTGACCTTGGTCTTGCTGACCCAGGCAACTTACCATATCCAAGAGCAAGCTTTGGTGGTAGAACTTACCTGAGAGTTGATTATGATACCAATGAATTGTTTGATGATTTCTCAGATCAATTTGATGGTCTAGAAAATACCTTCAGTCTTTCTGCTATTGGTGCTGCTGTTACTGGTATTGGCACAACTGGTGGTAATGGCGTACTCTTCGTTAATGGAATTTTCCAAGCACCCTTTGGAGAGAACAACGAAGGAGTTTCTAACTTCAAGATCATTGAAGATCCCGTATCTGCTGCCGCTAGTGTTCAGTTTACTGGTATTACATCAGTAGGATTTACGGATCTAATTATTGATGAGGATGATATTAACCAAAACCAGCTACCTAGAGGCGGCATCATCATCTCTGTTGCATCTACCCCTGGACTTGGATATGCTCCGTTTGAGGGTGCATCTGTAAGGTTGGAAGTTGGAACTGGCGGAACAATTACCAATGTCATCGGAGTTTCGACTGCAGGACCGTCTGTAAATGTCACTGAGGCATTTTATGACAAGAAGACTGGTATTCTTACAGTTACCACTGCGACTGCTCATAATCTTCTTCTTGAAGATCAGGTTAAGTTAGTTGGTCTTGAGTTTACCTGTCCTGGTGGGTCTGGAATTACTACAACAATCTTCCCTGATCATGATGATCCGTTTGCTGTTGTTGGCATTATTTCAGCAACTCAATTTAAGACTAATGTTGGACCTTCTACAATTGCCCATACTTATGTAAGTAGTGGCACTGCTGCCCAGTGGCACCCCCTTACCTTTGGTTCTGGATACAGAACTGGTATTGGTACTATTGGCATCGCTGTAACCTCTTCTACAGGCACTGGAGCGACTATTACTGCCGTTGTTGGTGCTGGTGGATCTCTTGTATTCTCCGTAACTGGTCCTGGAACCAATTATACTGCTGATGATTTGGTTCTTCCCCCAGAACCAAATGGGGAAAATCTCCCTGTCGTCGGTTTGACAAGAATTGGTCTTGGTGCAACTACTGCAACAGGAGTTGGATGCTCAATCTCTGTAGAAATTGCTGGTGTTGGCACCGCCACTGGAATTGGATCTACTTACTATGAAGTTGCCAGATGGGAATTTAGCAAGAAAGGTTATGGATTCAAACGCGGTGATACCTTCACTGTTTCTGGTCTTTCTACCGATCCTGGCGCTGGAGACAATTACAGAAACTTTGAAATCGAAGTCGTTGATGTATTTACTGACCAAGTAGCAGCATGGCAGTTTGGTAACATTGACTATCTTGATAATATCAAACGCTATCAAAACGGAGATCAGAAGAGATTTATTCTTGAGTATCAAAGATCTATTGTCAGTTTTGAGATTGATAGAAATGATGCAGATTCTAAAGAGATTGACCTTTCTGCAGTTCTCCTAATCTTTATCAACGGCGTAATTCAAGAACCTGGAGTCAATTATGTCTTTTCTGGAGGATCAGTCCTTGAGTTTATTACTGCTCCTACTGCCGAAGATAATGTTGTCATTTTCTTCTATAGAGGAACAATCGGACAGGATAGTTTCCTCTTTGATGTCAACGAAGTCATTAAAGTTGGTGATGAAGTTAAACTTGAAAAGAGCACTGAAGTAGAACTGAATAGAGTAACTAAAACTGTTGAAAACTTCGCACAATCTGAAAATAGAGTCGTTAAGAGAATCGATAGTGCCGTTACTGTAGAAACACCATTCTATCAAGGAGTAGGTATCAGTAATGACAACTACAAACCACTAACTTGGATCAAACAGAAGAAAGACATTCTGATTGATGGTGCAGTTGTCTCTAAAGCGAGAGATTCTATCGAAGCTCAAATCAGTCCGATTGCTAGCGTAATTGGTGTTGTGAGTACAACTGATGCATTCGTCTTTGTTGACTCTGTTGCATTGTTCAAAGATACTGATGGATCTTTGACCGAAAACTTCAACCTTACATTTATTGCCCAGACTGGATTCGGAACTACTGCTGTTTCTGGTATTAATTATGAAGATATGACAGGCATTAATCCATTGGTAGCTAATGTACAAGGATACATTGGTCTTGTGACTGGTATTAGTACATGTCCTGGTATTGGAACTGATCTTGCAATTCAAATCCAATTTGATGTTCAAGAGTATGTAAACAATGGTAATGATCCCACTGGACTTGGAACCAATTATCCTTTCAGACTCTATGGAACTGGAATCAACACAACTGGTATTGCAATAACATCTATTGACACTCATGACACAGATGTTGTTGGAACTAGCACATATTATGGCGATAATATCTACTATGCATCTGCAGTTTCCTTTATCCCTGGAACTGGAAGTCGTCTCGGAATCATTACTGCAAACATTGCATCTTACACAGATACAACTGGTTTTGTTGGAGTTGGTTCTACCGCTTATCCTTACGCTTACTTTACTTGGGGTAGATTTGGTGAAGTTGATCGTGCTGCTAGACCAGTTTATGCAAATGTCAAGGGATTAAATTATGATCCACAAATGAGCGAATATCCCATCGTACAAAGAAGGGGTGTTGGACTGAGAGGGACGGGGGGTCTTCCGAAACGATTATAAATACAAAAAAGTTAGACCTTTCGCCCGCTCATAATAATGGCAGCCATTATCACCGATCAATTTAGGGTCATTAACGCAAATAATTTTGTAGACTCCGTAATTGATGGAACTAATTCATATTATACATTTTTAGGTCTTGCTAATCCGACTATTGCGGGTTATGGAAGAACTAGTACTTGGAACAGTACGACTGTTCAACCCCCATCACCGATTGATAATATTAGTTATGTCAATCATGTATATGACACGATGCTCTTTGGGAGAAAGATTCTCCCTGGTGATGTCAGGCGACTAGTTCGTAAAGTCCAATGGACAAAGGGTACATCATATGATATGTACCGCCACGACTATAGCACAAATAACAGGTCTCTGGTTTCTAACTCCAGCAGACTATATTCTGCAAATTATTATGTAATTAACCAAGACTTCCAAGTCTACATCTGTATTAATAATGGTTCTGCTGGAATTACTTCAGTGGCGAGTGCTTCTCTTGATGAACCAACATTTACTGATTTGGAACCATCCGCTGCTGGTACGAGTGGTGACGGTTATCTATGGAAATACCTCTTTACTGTTCCTCCCGCCGATATCGTTAAATTCGACTCAACCGAATATGTAGCTGTTCCTAACGAATGGTTGAACTCTACAGAGAATGAAATCAAAGTCGTTAGAGATAACGGAGACTCTACAATTAATAACAACCAGATTAAAGTTGTTTCTATCGATGAACAGGGAGAGGGATATGCGTTCCTATCTAGTCCAGTAGAAGTGGATATTTTAGGTGATGGTACTGGAGGTAAAGTAAGAATTCAAACCAACACAAACGGACAAATCATTTCTGCTACAGTTACTGCGGGTGGTCAGGGATACAGTTTTGGAAGGGTTGATCTTTCTAGTATTAATGGTTCTACTACAAAGTTTGCTAAACTGACTCCGATCATTCCTCCGTCTAGAGGACATGGTTATGATCTGTATAAAGAACTTGGTACTGATAAGGTTCTAATCTATTCTAGATTTGACAATTCCAGTTACGATTTTGCTTCTGATACAACATTTGCTCAGATCGGCGTTCTTAAAAACCCAATTGCAGCTGGTGCTGGATCTACTGCTGTCCTTAACACATCAGAATTTTCTAACACTAAAGCACTTAAGTTTACAGGAAGCAGCACACAACCACTCGCAATTGGATCTAAGATCCAACAAGCTATTCCTGGAATTGGAACTGCGAAGGGTTATGTAGCTTCTTATGATGCATCCACTCAGGTCATCAAGTATTTCCAAGACAGAAATCTTTATGTTGACCAGATTTACTACGATGCAACTGATAGCATCAGCGTTGCTGGTGATGCGGCAGTTTTGGAGTTTTCTTCCTCTGGAAATGCTGTTACTGCCGATGGTGGATTTAGTGTAAACATTGATTCTGGTTTCTCTGGAATTTCGACAACTACTCCTTCAGGAAAAGTTGTTGATCTAGGTGTACAATTCACCAGTGGTCTTGCACCATCCGAAATAAATAAAAGGACTGGTGAGATCATTTACCTTGACAATAGACCTTCTATTACAAGGAATGAGCGTCAAAAAGAAGACATCAAAATCGTTTTAGAATTCTAAGAAGATGCCACAACAGACTAACCTCAATGTCAGCCCATATTATGACGACTTTGATGCCGAGAAGGGGTATCATAGAGTCCTGTTCAAACCAGGATTTCCCGTACAGGCTAGGGAACTTTCTACCTTACAATCTATCCTGCAGAATCAGGTAGAGACATTCGGTAGTCATATCTTCAAGGAAGGATCCATTGTTATCCCTGGATCATGCACATTTGATGGGCAGTATTATGCTGTTCAAGTCAATCCAACTCACTTAGGCGTTGACATTGGAGCTTATGCCTCTCAAGTCGTTGGTAAAATAATCAAAGGTCAGACATCTGGAGTTACTGCAAAAGTAATTAACTATATCAGTGCTACTGAGTCTGATAACGACAATGATACTTTTTTCGTAAAATATATCAAGTCTGCTAATACTGGCGATTTTGATTTTTTCAGTGACAATGAAGTTTTAGTTGCTGAACAGGCGTTTTCTTTTGGTGGAACAAGCATCAATGTTGGTGGAACATTTGCATCTACAATTGAACTGAATGCATGCAGCATTGGATCTGCTGCATCTGTTGATGATGGTGTATATTTTGTTAGAGGTAATTTTGTTAGGGTACAGAAGCAAACAATTATCTTAGACCAATATAATTCACAGCCTTCT